ACGTAAACAGGAATTAGAAGATCAAGGTCAATGGAAAACTCTTTGGGAAGAGGCTAATAAAACAGCCCAAGAAAAAGAACAACAGATAATGACTTTATCTCAACAGTTAGATGATTTAAAAACTTCTAATGAAGTAGCTTCTACAAAAACAACGGCATTAGCAGCTATTAGTAATTTAGGTGCTATAAATGCAGAACAAACTTTGGCATTGTTACAAGGTAAGTTACAAAAAAATTCTGAAGGTAAAGTAGTTGTTCTTAATGGTGGAGTCGAACAAGATTTAACCAATTATCTTACAAGTCTTAAAAATCCTGGCAGTGGTTGGGAACATCATTTTAAACCTAGTTCTGCTGCTGGAATGGGTGCAAAACCAAGTCCAGTTGCCAATGCAGGTGGAGGCCAGCCAAACCCTTGGAAAACGGGCAATATAACACAACAAATGCTATTATCAGAACAAGACCCTCAAATGGCAGCAGTGCTGAAACAAGAGGCTCAAACTAAATAGTTGATTTCCGTGAAATCGACCCCCTTATCTGTGATTAGGGTATCGCAAAACTAATTAAGGTAAATCTGAATGGCTGCTCCGTTTCAGAATTATTCTGGCGGTGTCCTATTAGCGGACATCGTTAAAAGAAATAATTTTAGTGCTTACGTTTCTGAAGCTATAAAAGAACGTAGTGCATTTATTCAATCTGGTGCTGTAGTTCGTAATGCTTTGCTTGATGCAAGTGCAGGAGGAACAAGAATACAGGTTCCAGAATTTAACCCAATCGCACCAACTGAAGAAATTATTGATGGTACTGCTTCATGGGGTACTAGCAATAATGGTTACTTAACACCACAGAAGATTGGTACAGGAACACAGATCGCAACTATCTGTCATAGAGGTTTTGCTTATGCTGTTGATGATGTAGCTGTATTAGCTGCTGGTGAAGATCCAATGGGTCATATCAGAAATCAACTTGCAGATGCAATTAACAAACTAAACTCAACACGTTTGTTTTATCAACTTCATGGTTTATTTGGTAGTGCTTTATCTGAGGTGAAGAACTAGATACAATCGTAGTTCATCCATCTGTTGCTTACTACCTATATCAGGTTGGTATGTTAACATTTTCTACTTCTGCTCTATCTACTGGAACTGGCATCCAATGGGGTGGCGGTGGTGTTGGTGTTACTGATACATCAGTAGGCCAATTCGCTGGTATGAATGTAGTTGTTGATTCTTCAGTTAACTCTGTAGTTCCTGGTTCAAGTGGACATATCAAGGAGTTCTATTGTTACTTAATTAAGTCTGGAACAATTCTTGAGGGTGTTCAATCTGAACTTGGTATTGAAGCAGAAAGAAACATCTTATCTAAGCAGGATGTTATGTCTGTTGATTATCACAGTACTTATCACATTATGGGTACTAAGTGGAATGATGCTGCTGACAACCCAACTAACTCTGATTTAGGAGCACAAGCTAAATGGGCATTAACTTATGATGCTGATTTAATTCCTATTGTTCAGTTAACAGTTAACACACCACTTGATAATACAACTCTTTAATAGTTAACATTAAATTGTGGTCATCAAACCTCATCAATTATTGGTGGGGTTTTTTCTTTACGCTACAATAAAACTAAATTACTTTATTAATCGTGGCAGCTACCATAAATGCAACTATAAAAAGTGAAACTGCCAATAGCTATGTCACATTGGCAGAAGCTAATAGTTATTTTGAAACAGTACCAGACTCTTCAACTTGGACTAATAAAACAGACGATCAGAAAAATAGATCACTAATAGCAGCTACAAGATGGATTGATACTTTTGTATATCAAGGTGATAGATGTGACGAAGATCAGGCATTAAAATTTCCAAGAACAAACTATCAAGTAGATAGAGTTGAATTAAGTTGTTCTACTATTCCAAACAACATTAAATACGCACAATATGAATTAGCTAGAGCTTTGGCAAATGATACAGATGCGATTACTGGTACAACAGGTAAAGATGGTAATTTTTCTGAAGTTAAATTAGGAGATCTTCAAGTTAAATATAATACTGATAGTCAGGGAACTGGTTCTATAAATAATATTATGGATGTATATCCGTGGTTACAAAGCTATCTTGGAGCGTATATGCTAGGTGGAGCAGGTACTTTTCAAATGAGGGTAGTTAGAGGATAATGGCAGGTCAACTGGATTCATTATTTAAAAATGTTGCCAAACAGGTAGTAGCTGATTTAGGTTCTTCTTTTGATTCCTCTATCGTTTACATAAAAAAAGCATCTGGTAGTTACAACACAAGTACAGGAGTATTTAGTACAACTGATACAAGTTATAGTATAAATGCACCAATTGAATATGTTATATCAACTGAAGATGGCAGTGTTGAGACAAGGCAAGCAAAAATTTATATTACACCTGATTTAATTGGTGATAATCAGCCAACTTTAGAAGACGAAATTTCTTTTAGTTATGCTGGCGAAACAGTTACAGGAGTGATTACAAATATTGATACTAAAAAAGGTGGACAGACTTATTTGTTTATATTGCTTGTGAGGTTCTAATGGCTAAAGAACAAGAGTTTAGTGCTGACAATGTTATGAATAATCAAATGGCAAAATTAGATGCTGATTTTGCAGATACAATAAGAGATTTACACGCTGAATTGTCTTCAAAAGAAGGTAGTCCTATTTATACTGGTTTTTTAGCATCTAGTTGGAAAGTAAGAAGATTTCCAATACGGGACAAACAATCAGTATATAATTGGTCACCTTGGGCTGGTATAAGAAGACAATTAGATGCTGTATATGCATCCAGTAAAGAAGAAAGAAAAAGAAAACGTAGAGCATTATCAGAAAAAATAGCAAAAATTAAAATTCGATTTCCTGTTAATACTGCTTATAAATTTACAGATGCAGATATACATATTGGTAATGCTGCTTATTATGCTGGTTATAGTGCAGAAGATCAAAAACTTGCTAATTTTATTCAAGATAAAGCAGGTAAAATTATTAAAGATAATATGAGAGATAAAGGTAAAATATTCTTAGGAGTTAAACCTGGCTCTGGTTTTGGTTCAATAAAACCTGGGTCTAGTTTACGTTATATCGAAGGTTGATTATTTATGACTTTTGTAAATGTTAGAGCAGCTTTTGAAAAAGCAGTTACTGATCAAGTAGCTAATAATGATCCAACTATAAAAATGGTTTATGATAATGTGCCATATAAAGAGCCTGGAAAAACTTTAAAGTACATAGTAATGACTATAAATTTTGGTCAGTCAACTATTCAAAATCAAGGGGCTGCTGAAGATTATTATGCTGGTGTTATTCAATGTAATATTTATGTGCCGAAAAATAAAGGAACATCAGTTGTCTCTGGTATTTGTGAACATGTTATAGATGGTTTAACTTCTGTTAATGCTTCTGACTATGTAGATACTTTTAATTGCACTCCAAAAGTTCGTAATATTATTGGTCCAAATATGTTACAAATAGAGGATAGAAGTCATTTTATTGGAATTATTTCTTGTCAATTTACCGCAAATGCTTAATATAAGTATAATATAAATATTATATTAAAATACTATGGAAGCGATTGAACTCCTTAAAAACAAGTTTGGTGTTAGCCAAAAATATAAATATGAATTAAAAGATGGAGAAAAAACTTTATTGGAAATATATTGGCATCCTTTGACTATTGCAGAAAGAGAATCAATTATGGCTAAATCTAAAAGTGATGATGGTAATGAATTTGCTTTAAATCTTATGATTGAAAAAGCATTAGATGAAGATGGTAAAAGAATATTTCAAGATGGTCATAAAGCATCATTAAGAAGGGAAGTAAATGCAAGTGTTTTACAAGATATACAAATGGCAATGATGACATCTGGAGATAATTTAAAAGTGGAGGAAGCGAAAGCAGCTTTAAAAAGCTAATAGAGATTGGTATTTAATGTTTTTTTTGGCCAAAGAGTTAGGAATGACAATAAAACAACTTACAGCAAATTTAACAAAAGAAGAGTTAATAGCTTGGGCAGGTTTTTTTGAATTAAAATATGAAGAAGAAGAAAAATATAAAGAACAAGTACAAAAAAAACAAGCCATGAAACCCAGAAGGCGGTAATATAGAAGTAATTTATTGGGTCGAGTAAATGGCAGCAGAATACGGAATAAATATTAATGTTAGAACTCAAACTCAACAATTAAAAAATTTACAGTTACAACTAAAAGCTGTAGATAATTTAGCTAAATCAATAAAAACACAACAGATTGCTCCAGAACTTAAAGGAGGTTCTCCAGAATTACTTAGAAAATTTAAAGATAGAATTGCACAGATAAGAAATGAAGTAATTGTAGCTAATAATGCGTTTGTAAATAATACAAAACAAATTAATAATAATGCAGGTGAAATTAGAGGTTTTTCTGCTGCATTACGAGATGCAAGAGCAAACGTAAAATTATTTAGTGGAGAATATAATGTTTTAACTCAAGGCATTCAGAAAGCAGATTTTACTGCACGATTTAAAGAGTTAAAAGAATTTAGCAGGATTGCAGCAAATCAAGCAGCAAATTTAGGTGGTGCTATTCCAATGGCAAGAGGTACTACCTTTGAAGATTTAATGGAGTTTAGGCCAACAAATACTAGAGAAGCTATAAATGATTACATAAGTATGTTAAGAGGTCTTGAGGCAAGACTAGATAGAACAAGCGATAGGTTTAGGCAAGTAACAAGAAGAATAAAAGAGATGGAAACCCAACTAAGACAACCAATAATTGCTGATTCAAATGCTTATTCAAGACCTGCTGGTCCTAGACAGGCAATGGCAGGAGAAAACTTTTTTAATAGAGCTTTTGGTCAAAATAGACAATTTCAAGAGGGCGGTTTATTTTTTGAACCTGGTGGATTTGCTAGCAGAAGAAGAAATGCTCTTAGTAGCGGTCTAATTGGTGGAGGTTTTCCTCTATTATTTGGTCAGGGTGTAGGTGCATCTGTTGGTGGTGGTATTGGTGGTATTGCTGGTGGATTTTTAGGTGGTGGGCTAGGATTTGGTCTTTCTATTGTTGGTACTCAATTAGGTAAACAAGTAGATGTATTACTTCAAGCAACGAAAAAAACAGGAGATGCTTTAGGAGATTTAACAAAAGATGCAAATGTATTAGTAGAGGCTTTAGGTAATACTAATAATGTCTTTGGAAAAAGAGTAAAATTATTAGAACAAGCAGAAGGAAAACAAGCTGCATTTGCAGAAGCCGTAAAACAAACTACATCACTTGTCGGTGAAAAAGGTGTTTCTGCATTAAAACTATATGGAGATGAGACTAGAGAGATACAAACAAGTCTAGCTCAAATATTTTTACAATTTCAAGCTGGATTGGCAAGAGTTAATCAATTTCTTGGAGTCACTAAAGCACTTGCTGATTTGTTACCTAGAGATCTTGTTGGAGAATTAAATCAAATTTTAGATAATCCAAATGCAGGAAACTTTGATGTTATTAAGGGTTCAAGAACTGGATTAACTGCTAGTGAATTAGCAGATACAATTAGAAAAATTGAAGATCCAAAAGGTTTTCGAGAACTTATGTTCTCCCAACAGAACCAAGGTAATTTAGCCAACTTTAAAGCTGATGCTAAAGATTTAAGTGATTTAGGTAATCAAATTATTAACAATACAATTGCTCAAGAGTTTTTTAATAAAGAATTACAACATCAAATAGAACTTAATGAAGCTGTTGGTTACACAGCAAGGCAAGAATTAAAAGTTCGTAAAAAAATTAATGATGAAATTAAAAAACGTGAAGAAATTATGGGGAGGAGTCTTGCAGAAAATGAAATAGAACAAATAACGAAATTAATAGAAGCTACAGAGGGATTAGCTCTTGGAATGAGATTAGTTAATGATGAAATTGAAAGATTAGATATAGAAATGATTAAATTAAATGATACTGGTCATCAAATAGTTGAGTTATCAAAAGCAATTGGTTCATCATTTTCTGAATCATTTAAAGGAGTTATTAGCGGAACTATGACTGTTCAAGAAGCGTTTAGAAATATGTTTATGCGTATAGCAGATCATTTCTTAGATATGGCTGCACAAATGATGGCAAATAGTATACGACGAGGGATATTAGGTTTATTTACTAATTTATTTTTACCTGCACCTTTAGGAGATGTTCAAGGTAAATTTATGCCTTCTAATCCTCAATTTAGAGGAGCTATGGCAGAAGGTGGGCCTGTAAAAGGAGGAAGTAGTTATTTAGTAGGAGAACGAGGTCCAGAAATATTTACCCCAGGTGTATCTGGAGGTATTACACCAAATCATGCTCTTGGAGGTTCTACAAATGTTACTGTTAACGTAGATGCTGCTGGATCAAATGTTGAAGGAGATGCAGGTCAGGCAGAGCAGTTAGGACAGGCTATATCACAGGCTATACAGGCAGAATTAATTGAACAAAAAAGACCAGGAGGTTTATTATATAGCTAATGGCTAACTTACCTAACACAGCAGCAGGTACAGCTTTTGTACCAAAATATAATTTCAAGAAATCAAACACACCAAATACCCGTGTTGTTTCTTTTGGTGATGGTTATGAACACCGAATTTCTTTCGGTCTTAATCAAAATGCAAAAATATTTAACCTTACTTTTGACGAAAGCGAAACTGACGCTGATACATTAACTAACTTTTTAGATGAAAGAGCCGTTGATGGTGCGAATTTTACTTATACAGTTCCAGGTGAAAGTGCTATGAATTTTGTTGTAGAGGGTGGTTATAACAAAACTGTACCTTATTTAAATAGAGCAAGAGTGCAAGTTACATTTAGGCAAGTATTTGAACCATAATGAGTGAATTAAATAAAAATCTTCAATCAATAAATCCAAATCCAATTATTGAACTTTATGAAATACAATTAAAAACTGCTTTACATGGTGCGGATACAACTTATAGATTCCATAACAACACAAATATCACAACAGCACAGGGCAACATTATTTGGAACAGTAATACATATTATTCAGCACCAATACAGGCAAGTGGGTTTAAATATGAAACCAAACAAACTCCCAGGCCGACACTTACTATAAGTAACTTATCTTTATTAGCACCTGCTGTTCCTATCGGAATAATGTCATCTGTACTTGTAGACGTTAACAGTACAACCCCTGGAAATGATCTTGTTGGTGCAACTGTGACCAGAATAAGAACGCTTGCAAGATTTTTACCCAATAGTAATTTTACAGGTAATAATCCTTATGGAACCCCTGATCAAACACAAGAATTTCCTAGAGAAATTTATGAAGTAGCTCGTAAATCTGCTGAAACAAGAAATTTTTGTACGTTTGAATTAGCATCTTCGATAGATCAAGCTGGAGTAAAACTTCCTAAACGACAATTTTTACCAGATGAATTTCCTGGAATTGGTGATTTTTTTAACTAATGTATTGGAAAGATAAAGTTGTAGAACACGCACTAAAAGAAAGTCCAAAGGAATGTTGTGGTTTATTAGTAAATATAAAAGGTAAACTTATTTATAAAGAATGTAAAAATTTAGCACACATCAAAACAGATCAATTTATTCTGAATCCACATGATTATGCTGATATTGAGGATAAGTATGGAAATGAAGCTATAGAAGGTATAGTTCATTCTCATCCCAATTCAAGTCCTATAGCAAGTCCAGCAGATTTAGTATGTGCAGCAAGAACAAATAAACATTGGTATATTGTTAATCCTCAAACAAATGAGTGGTATGATTTTTTCCCTAAAGAGTATAAACAAAGTCTTATAGGTAGACCGTGGACTTGGGATCATACTAATTGCTGGCAATTAATACGAGAGTACTTTAATGCTGAATTAGATATACAATTAATAGATTTTCCTAAACCTGATACGCCAGAAGAATTTTCTGAAAATCCACTATTTGAAAAATACTTTGAAAAGGCTGGTTTTAAAGAAATAAGTCAAGATGATTCATTACAAAAATATGACTGCGTATTAATGAATTTATCTGGTGAAGTTTTAAATCATGTTGGAGTCATTTGTGATGATTTTGGAAATGAGCTTTTACATCATATGCAAGGTAGACTATCATGTAAGGAGACTTATACAAGTTGGTTTCGTAAAATTACAGGGAGGATAGTACGTTATGACAACTTGCCTTCGTAAGTTAAAAATATACGGTGATTTAGCGGAACACTTAGAAGTAAAAGAAATAGAAATAGATGTAGCTACAGTTGCTAAAAGTATTCAATGTTTATTGGCATACTATCCAAAAGCAGAAAGTTACATGATAAATAGAAATTATAGAGTACTAGTAGAGGATAGACCAACTGAATTAGAAGAGTTACATTATCCTGCTGGCAGAGGAGATATTAAAATAGTTCCTGTTATTACTGGAGAAAGTGGTAGAGGACTTGGATCTATTTTATTAGGAGGATTATTAATAGGAGCAGCTTTTATGAATCCAGCGTTTGGATTAAGTTCTTTTGCTAAAACACAAGTAGGTTCGGCTATTGCATTTAGTAAATTAGGAATTTTGACTAAATCAGCATTTTATATAGGTACTTATTTAGTACTTGGCGGTATTTCTCAAATGCTTACTCCAACTCCACAAACACCAGAAGAAGATCCAGAGAACAGTTTTGCTTTTAACTCTCCTGTTAATACAGCTAGGGCAGGTTTAGCCATACCTTTAATTTATGGAGAAAGGCTTGTTGGTTCTGCTGTAATTTCAGCAGGTATCATAACCGAAAAAGTTGTGGAGGAGTAAATGTCAGAAAACGATTTTAAAAATATTCAAGGTGCAGGTGGTGGTGGTGGTGGCAGTAAAAGTGGTGGTGGTAGTTCGCCAACTACAGCAGAAGATAATTTAGATAGTATTGCAAAAATTAAAGTTTTAGATGCTTTAGGAGAAGGAGATATTGATGGATTTGCAACACCAAGAAGTTTAGGTATGGCTCAAAGTGCTGCAAATTATAATACAGCAATGCTTAAAGACATATTTTTTGATAATACTCCAGTTTTAGAGGAAACTGCTAGCAATAGTAATCCAGCAGATGATGATTTTAATTTTGATAATGTAACAATTGCCCATAGAAGAGGTACTGGTACACAGACAGTTATTCAAGGATTTAGAGCTACTCAGACTGAAGTAAGCATAAATTCACCCGTTACAAAAACAAATCCTGCTGCTGCTACAACTCAAACAATAACTGACGCTTCCGATACTATTGATAGAATTAGATTTACAATAAATTTCCCTCAACTTCAAGAATTTAATGATGATGGAGATATTGTTGGAAGTAAAGCTGAGTATAAGTTTTTAATAAGTTATGACGGTGCTGATTTTATTAATATGTCTCTTGAAGAGTTAGGAGAAGAAGTAACTTTTAACACTACTGGTCGTAGTGGAGATTTATATCAAAGAAGTTATGGTTTTAGACTGAGAGAGGCTGGATATACTAATAATATAAGAATAAGAATAGAGAGAGTAACAGACGACCCACCTACAAAAACACAAAACGCATTTACTTGGTTTTCCTACACAAAAATAAAGTTTGATAATAATAGATACCTTAATACTGCTTTAGTAGGTTTACAGACAACAGCAGAACAGTTTAGTTCTATACCTGTTAGAAATTATAGAGTTAGAGGGTTAAGAACAAGAATCCCGAATACTGGATCAGTAGTAATTGGTATTAGTAAAGCAGCAGGTAGGATTACATATACTGGAACGTGGCCTGGTGCTGGTGCTAGCGGTAATAATAACTTTACGACAACATGGCATAGCGATCCAGCGTGGATACTTTGGGATCTTTTAACAGAAGAGAGGTACGGGCTAGGTATAGATCCAGCTACATTAGATGAATTTAGTTTTCTTGCAATTTCCCAGTACAACAATGAGTTGGTATCAGATAGAGTACCAGCACCTACAGCGATTTCTGGTACTGGAACTTATGACCAAAGTTCATCAACTACCATAACTATTACATCTAATGGACATGGTTTAGGAAATAACTTTTTTGTTAATTTAGATTTTACTTCGGGTGGACAATCAGATGGTGGCGATGGTGAATATCAAATAACAAGACTTAGTGCTAATGCTTTTACAGTTACAGTTGAGACTAGCGGAACAAACTCTGGTAACGTAAGTTTCAATACAAATAATTTAAAATTTGGTACATGGACACAGACTGCTAATAAAACTTTTGTTGAGGTTACAACGATTGATGGTAATACACCTCCCAATGAAATAAGTCATAATTTAAGTAGCAGAGATTTTTTATTTTGTAAGTTTAGAGGAGCAAACCCTAGACCTGCTGATGGTACATATAGAGTTAAAAGAACAGGCAGAAAAACTTTAAGGTTATTAAATGTATCTTCTATAGCTTCTACTCAAACTGGTACTGTTTCATTTTCAAGAGAAAATAGTGAAGTTAGGTTTGCTTTTAATGGTGTAATAAACAGAGAATACAGAGCTTTTGATCTAATAAATGCAATATGCTCTACCATGCGTGTCATGCCTTTTTGGAGTGCTGGTAGCGTTACTCTTATACAGGATAAGCCAGCTACACAAACTTCAGGAACTTATACAGCAACTGGAGAAGTAGCTCCTGTATTTGTATTTTCTCAAGCAAATGTAGAAGGAGGCAATTTTACATATGAAGGAAGTGATATAAAAAACAGAGCAACATTAGTAGCGGTTAAGTATTTTGATATGGAGCAACGTAAATTTGCTAGGGTTCAATTTCCTACTAAAGATAATGTTGCATCTGATTCAGCAATTACTAAATATGGAACTATAAAACGTGAATTAAATGCCTTTGGCTGCACAAGTCAAGGTCAGGCAATGAGACTTGCCAAATGGACAAGAGAAAGTGAACAACTTCTTACTGAAACTGTTACTTTTACAGTATCTATAGATAGTGGAATTTATGTAAGGCCAGGTCATGTTATCGGTATTAGTGACAGAGTAAGAAATGGCGATTTCAGAAGAGCAGGTCGTGTAAAGTCTATTCCAGCATCTACAACTGACAGAATTAATTTAGATAGTGATGTAACCACAAGTTTATATGGTAGAAGGACTGTAGACGGTACTTATAGTCAATCTGGAACGACTGTAACTATAACAACTAATTCAGATCACCATTATGAAGTTGGATCAAGAGTAACTTTAGATTTTACAAGCGGTAGTGCAGTTGATGGCTCGTTTGTAATAGCTACTGTTCCTTCCTCTACAACTTTTACAGTGACCGCTTCTGCTTCAGCTACAAATAGTGGAAATGTGACTGTAACTTATACAGATACAAGAATGATTTCTGTAGTCATGCCAGATAATTCTGTATCAAGAAAAGAAGTAAACATTTTTAGAAAGTCAGATAATTTAGTTGATGTAGTTGGTAATTTTGAAACTACTGATGGTTCTCCAACAGCACCAGAAGTTAATACTGTATGGGTTCTGGAAGTTATTAGTGCTGCTGCAAATCGTAATTTAGAAACTGATTTGTTTAGAATTATTGGTGTAACTGAAGAGCAGGAAGCAAAGTATAAAGTAACAGCACTTACTTATAACCATAGTATTTATTCTACTGTCGATGCTGGTACGGATGTTGAATATCGAGATGCTACAAACCTTAATGCCAAACCACAACCTCCAACAAATTTAACTACTACAGAATCTTTGTATAAGGAAACAATAAACCAAAATGCAGATACAGACAGTACACAAAAGAAAACTAATAAGGCAAAAATAAAGTCAATGTTAGCTTTAAAATGGCAAGCTGCTGATGGTGTTGCCAATTATAAAGTCATGTATAGGTATGCAAATAATAATTTTAGAACAGAAGATGTGCAGGGCACTACATTTGAATTAAAAAACATCAAACCTAACAGACTTTATGATTTTAGAGTTCAAAGTGCATCTTCAGGAGGTAAATTATCAAGAAAAGCCTCATTAAATAATGTTTTAACACAAGGAAAAACAGCAGCACCAAATCCTGTAACAGGCTTAGCAATAACAGTGGATCCAAATAAAGGTTTGATTCTTACTTGGAACGAGAACGAGCCCGATCCAGATACTTTCGATGGGACTAATCCTGATGTGTTATTTAAAGATTTAGATTTAGTTGGTTATGAAATTCATTTCAATAAAAACAATACTAATGACGTACCAAATGCTAATTTTGGTAATAAAAATGCAGCTACTTTTTTAACAAGAGCACAAGCACCAGATGTTGAAATAGGAATTAAAAATGTAAAACTTTTAACTTCAGGCAATTTAGGAACTGTTTTATTTTTTATAAAAGCAAGAGATGATGGAAATAGATACAGTGATGGATCATTTACAAATAATGCGAACAAAGTTACCTTTACACCTGCAACACCTCATGCACCTGTTATTGACACTTCAACATCAGGAGTTCAAATTGAATCAATAGTTATTGATTTTACAACATTAAGAGATTCGAGTGGCAATCCAGATACTAATGGTACTGAAATTCCTGCAAATGGATTTGCAATAAAGCATTATGAAGTCTTGGTTGATGGTAAAACTACAAAAATTGATAATACAGAGTTTATAAGACCAGCCAATTTCAGTGGTACAAAAACTTTTCAAATAAGAACAGTAGATATTGCTGGCAGTAAAAGTGCATACTCCTCTATTGATATAACAGTAGAAGTTGGAACTGTTCAATTTGATACGCCAGAAATGGATGATGGTTTTGTTCTTTTAAATTGGAGTTATACACCTCCAACATCAGGTATTACCGTTAAAGAGTTTCAAGTTAAAGTAGGAAATACAAACCAAACCTTTGCACAGGCATCAGATAAAGGACGGATTCAAGCTACTTCATTGAAAGTAAAGCAAACTGTAGGAACTAAGCGTTATCACATTAGAGCTTTTGATGTTAATGATAATATTTCGGCTATTAATACTCAGGATATAACAATTAATCCACCTGAATTGCCAGCACCATATTTTGACACACCAGCTATAACAATAGATCCAGAATTATTAACGGTTACAGTTGATTGGTTGGAATATAATCCAGATTTAAATTTTACAGGTGGTTTTTCTTTACCTTTAAAACATTACAAAGTAAAACGAGCTACAGCATCAAATATAAACAACACTACAGGTACAGTACAGAGTTTTGCAAACGCAAAAAACAGAGGTAATTACATGGCTACAGAGTTTAAAGAACAAATAAAACGAAGTAACGGAGTAAAAGAAAATACTTTTTATAGATATTATGTCGAACCAAAAGACATCTATAACAATACAGGCACAGTTCAAAGTGCTGATATTACAATTCAAAGACCTAATAATATAACAAATTTAGACACAGAAGTAATAGATAACAATGTACTTTTAAAGTTTGATGATGCTACTAATAGCAATGGTTTACCAATAAAACATTATGAGATAAAAAAATCAAAACAAGCAGCAGATGGTTCTTATCAAAGCTACGATGCTGCTGATTTACTGGGAAGAATACAGGGTACTTTTTTTGTTAGTTTTGAAGATACAAGTGGTGATTATAGATATTATGTTCGTGCCGTTGATGTTTTAGGAATGCAAAGTGATGATGGTTTTATTGATGCTGTTGTAGATGAACCACCTGATTTCATATTAATAACAAATTTCAAAACTGATTTCGATGCCTCTACGAATCCCCCAAGTGGCTTACCTACTTTTATTAATTCAAGTAATTTTTATGTTGAAGATGGTGTTGGCTATGCAAATGTTAGTACAACAGAAACAATACAAGAACATTTTATAGGTACTGGTAGTAATGCGAGCCCACAATTTGCAACACCACAAGCACAGATAGACGCTGGTTTTTCAAATTGGTTAATGCCTACAGAAACAGGAGGACATTTTCAGGAAATATTAAATTTAGGTACTAATATTAAATCCGCAATAATAAAATCAAGGATTCAATCTGACGATATTGGTTCAACTGCAATAACTCCTACTGTAGGTTTTGGCTCGTCTATAACTGGCTCTGGGTCTAATACAAGCATTGTTAGTGAAACAAGTGCACAACAACGGAATATTTATGGAACAAATTTTCAATATGTAAGATTTAGGTATGATTTTGCACAGGCTGGTGGAAATGATTTATTAAAAGTAAGACAGATAAGATTAAAAGCAGAAGTTAAACAGAAAAATGACCAGGGAAGAGGAGTTGCGATTGTAGGAACAGGAACTTACACAAGAACACTTACAACAATGACAGTTACAAAAAATGCTCATGGATTGGCAGTTGGAGATGGTGTTGGGTTTGATGTCACCTCTGGTAATGGCACATCAGGTGATTATCAGGTCGAGACAGTACCTAATGCAAATACTTTTACTGTTACCGACTCAGCTTCAGGAACAACAAACGGTAATGTAAGTTTTATACTTGCTGGCAGTAATAAACGTGGGACACCTGTTTTCTTTAATAAACCTTTTGTAGATATTGAAGCTGTCACTGCAACTCCGAATGTCAACATAACAGATTCTTATAGTAACGTATTTTGTGTTGTAGACTTTGAAGATGTTGCAGACCCTACAAAATTCCATGTATTTTTATTTAATGACGCTGGAGCTCAAATATCTGGAATATTTACATGGCAATGCAGAGGTAGATAGAATATAGGATATGATTTATACTTTATTTAAAAAGTGCAATAGGTAATGGCAGATTTTAACGAACCACAATTAACCAGTACCTATACAAGTTTTTTAAGCACATTAAAAGCTAGAGATACTGATTTAGCAGCTATGTTTGCTAATGATGCTGTTAGCACATCAAACTGGCCTGCAAGAGCAGTTAGATTTAATACCAACTCAAATAAATTTCAAAGACGTAACTCTTCTAATAGTGGTTTTGAGGACTTAACAAGTAATCATCATTTTCCAGCGATAACGATTGATGGATCTGGGACACTTTCGGTGGGAGGAGATATCACTGGTGCGAGTTTAATTGTTACAGATGATGTAACTGCTGGAAGAGTTAATGTAGTAAATTCAACTGTTCCAGCTAATGGTATATTCAGAGCAGCTAGTAATACTTTAGGTATAGCAACTGCTGCGGCTCATCAGTGGACAATAGATTCAGATGGCAGGTTATTTAATAACGGACAGGCAACACATCAGGGAGATACCTCTTCTGACTTGCAAATTTATAACACTGCTGGAGCAAGAATTGATTTATTAAGAGTAGATACTTCAGTTGGTACTAATAATATGTTAGGTCGTATATCGGCATACACACAGGAAAATGCTAATGATGCTTTTAGTGCCTGTGCTCACATTGAGTTCAGGTCTGAAGATGCACACACTACTAATGACCACAGTTCAAGAATTGAATTTTTAACAAGTGGAGGTAATGTTAATGATACTACACCTAGAACTGTAGGTTGCTTTAATCAATTTGGGTTTTTAGGCGTTGGTGAGAATGTTGGTGAGTCTCCAGGAGCACCTTTACACGTTAATTCAGGTAGTTTTACAAGTGATGTTGCTATTTTTGCAAGTGACCAAACTAACAACGATGCCACGATAGGTATAAGAGGAAGGCTTAATAATAATTTCGACAACAGAATACATACAGAAGGTTCAAATATGTCATTCAGGGTCGGAGGTAATGCTACCCCTGCTATAGCGTTAGATTCTTCTGGAATGGTTACTATAAACACAAATATTTCACTAGATTTTGATTCAGGGGGGAATCCGTGGCCTGGTGCTTTACAAGTAGCTGGAACTGATGGCAAGGCTCAAATTGTTATCGGTAGAGGATCAGCCAATAATTCTGCTCCTGTTCTTGTATTTAGCAAATACAGAACTAACACTTATTCATTAAATACAGCTTTACAAGTTAATGATGTGCTTGGACAAATGACCTTCAATGGTGCTGATGGAAGTAATATGAGTGAAAGTCATAGAATAAGAGCTCAAATAATTACACCTGATTTTTCAGGAAATACTGTAGCTGTAGGCACTGGCAAATTACCTGTCGAACTTCAAATGCGAACCAGAAATAATGATGGTGGAAGTGTTGTGTATATGAAGATAGATCACAATGGTCATATTCAACATACCCCTCATTCACAGCCATCTGGCGGAGGACAAAATGTTTATTGCATAGATCTACGAACTAATAATCAAAATGCAGCAGGTAATTTTCTTAGATTTACTAATGTAGATACAACAATAGGAGCAGGTCAATTTTCAGGTGGTATTCAATTTGCAACTGCTGATACTAACGCACAAAATAGTGGACTTTTAGGTGAAATAACTGTAGAGGCAGAAAGTGGTACTCCTCATGGAATTATGAGAATGAAGATGGCTGGTACTGAACATATAACTATTGAAGGAGCAAATAATCATTTAGGAATACATAGAAGTGATCCAGAATTTCCATTAGATGTAGTTGGTAATGCTTTATTCGATGGAAGTGTTTGTGTTTCAACTGAAAGGGCTGGCTTTATTAGCATGAATGAGAGTGCTGCTTTGCAGGTTACTGGATCTAGTAATGCTAGATCAATGGTAAATATTACAAGATATGGAAATAACCCTGGAAATTTCCCTACTTTAGTTTTTACAAAAAATCATAATGATTCGCCATCAGGAAATACAACCTGTCCAGCCGATTCAACATTAGGAGGAGTTGAATTTCAAGGTGCTAATGGAACAGGTTTTGATGTAGGAGCTAGGATAATAGGTAAAACTGGTGCAGCCTGGGATGGTACAAACCATAATACAGATTTAATATTTCAAGTTTCTAATCAAGCGATTCTTAACACTCATATGTGTTTAAGAGGTAATGGAGTACTTAATATAGGAGATGGTGAAGTTCAAGACGATTACAGTACATCAGGAGATGCACGTTTAGTCATTATTGATGCTTCTGCTCCAGATGTTCTACTTCATAGAAGAGATACTTCTATAGGTGCAACGAATGAACTAGGTGCAATAAAATGTAGCGATTCCGATGGTGGCATACCAGCACCTGCTTCTGCATCTTTAAGTTTCAGGTCTGCTGAAACACATTCCGCAACCGCAAAAGGAACAGATATAAGAATGCAAATGTGTGCAAACGGCACAACTACACTTACTACTAGATTTACGTTTAGAGATTCTGGTGGGTTTGGCGTAAATGGAGACAGTGTTGGAAGTGACGGTGATTGCTTAATTTCCAAAGGAAATGCTCCCCCTGAGTATCAACCAGTAGGAGCTAAAGCCTTTGTTAATTTTGGAGGTACAAACGGTGTTATTACTGGAGGTAGACCAAACTATAATGTAAGTTCAGTTGATGATAATGGGGTTGGTGATTTTACAGTGAATTTTACTAATAGTTTTCCCCAAGCAAATTATGCCTTTTCATTAACTATGGGCAGAGGTAACACTGGTGATGTTCCATTTACCGTAATTCAAAATGGTGATGACGGAGTTACCACTGATAAATTTAATTTACAGTGTTACAACCTTTCTACTAATAATAAATCGGACGCAGCAAATATTTCAGCTATATTTTTTGATGATTAACAATATTTAAGATAAGATATATTTAATTAATTTTTTTTATGGCTAATTCAGATAAAAGGATAATTTACACAAGAAAAGATGGTAGGCTCATTATTAAATGTCCAACAGATAACTGTGGTTTAACAGTAGAAGAAATACAGAAAAAAGATGTACCTGACGGAATAACCAGTTATATTATAGATGCTTCCAGTATTCCTACTGATAGAAGTTTTAGAAACGCTTGGACTTATACGGAGTAAAACATGGGATTTAGCATTGACATGGCAAAAGCTAAAGAAATTCATAAAGATAATATTAGGCTTGCCAGAGCAGAAAAATTTAAAGAACTTGACATTGAATTTCAAAAAGCATTAGAAACTGGTGCTTCAACTGCTGATATTGCAAATAAAAAGCAAGCATTAAGAGATGCTCCTGCTGATTCTGCTATAGATGCTGCTTCTGATACAGCAGCATTGAAAGCACAATGGAATAGTACTATTCTTGGAACATCACCTTATAGTTAATTATGGCAATCAATTACACTTGGAATATTCCCAAAAGATATACAATTGGAGCAGACCAACGTATCAGTCGAATACACATAATAATTGTTGCATCCGATGGTACGAAAGAATCTATTGCCGATTTTGCAATTACTCTTGCTTTGCCTGATACTATGATCCCTTTTGCAGATGTAACACAGGATATGGTGATAGGATGGGCAAAAAATCAACTAGGTACAAATGAAATAACGAACATTGAAAATAATTTAAAGAAAAAAATAGATGAACAGTATAGTGCTACTACTACTTCTCACTCTTGGTAATAGGTGTAAAATAGGATAACTAAATTTTTATTTTATGGATTTTGCTGCTAAAAAAGAAGCACTTATCAAAACAGGGCAAGAACTGTCTGTTAAAGTATCTCAACTTCAAGGGGAAATGAACGAGCTTAATCTGGAGATTATCAAGATTAACGGTAAGATTGAAATGTGTGACGAAGAATTAAACTCTGACGAGGAATAATGAAAAAACTAATCACAACAATTTTTGCTATAGGTTTATTTCTTCCTGTAGTAGCCGAGGCTGGTGCTTTTCGAGAAGGAATACCAAAACGTAGAAAGCCTAGATGTAAAGGTAGTGGAGGTGTAATGGTATGCCGTATGCCAAAACACAGAAAACCTAGAAGATGTGGCATCATGCCTTGTATTCCTCCAGGATATTACAGACCTAATCCACCAAAATTTATTCCTATGGGTTAGTTTTTTCTGTCATCTGTCTTGTCATAATTCCCATCGTGATATAGAGGGGAGCCAAAGCACACAGACCAGAAAATACTATAATTGTAGTTAATGGTAATAATTTCAAAAGGGCTTGTCTCATGTTAAATAAAATTTCATCTGTATTATCTATTTTATCCTTTATCATTAGCGTCACAACTATTGCTGCTGGATACGCAGGTTATCGTTACATAACAAGTCCACAGTTTGAAGCGATGATGATGGAAAAGGTTATGGAAGGTGTGGGTAAAATATTGCCTAATCAAATAGATAAAAAACTACCAAAAGTAACAGGCCCAATGTTGCCTTTATGACAGATTTACAACGCACACCTAGTCGTATAAGAACACGTTTTATAGCTGTCTTGGCATTGATAACATCAGCAATTACATTTGGATCGGGGTTTATGGTGTTTCTATACATGAAAAGTCCAGCGTTTGAAAATCAATTATTAGGACAAATAATGAAACACATGGACTGGATCGTAGCTGATGAGTTTGAAAAACAGATAAGAAAGCTAAAACCAAGACCTGTAGCAGATGCTAACGATCCAAACAAATGGTTTTGGGATTACATAGAACAAAGAAATAAAGAGTATATAGAATGGGAAACAAAAGGTAAGTGGGAACAATGAACTGCTGGCACTGTGAAACTGAATTAATTTGGGGTGGAGATCACGATATGGATGGAGAAGATTATCCAGTAATGTCTGGTGAATATAGTATGGTAACTAATCTTTCCTGTCCTAAATGTAATTCTTTTGTTGAAGTGTATCTACCAAGAGATGCTTACGATTAATGATATTTGGATTTTTTAAAAAACTAATTAAACATTACATAGATAAGTTTATTGATTGGATGCGTATGGTTAAGTTTGATATAGAATTAGAAACTCAAATAAAAAAATTTCACGAAGATTGGTTAAGAGAAAATGCAAAAGAAAAACCTAAAGTAATAGAAAAAGGTACGTTTGGAGAAGATGGCTGGTCTATTTCTATTGGAGATATAGATGACGAAGATACCAAAAATTGAAATAAAAGAGGTTTACATTCCAAAGATAAGAACATGGGAAGTGCAGCCACCAATATTAGATTTAATTACTAAACCAGTTGTCGATATTCCAGGATGTGTTGATGCTCATAGAAATAATTTAACAGGACTGATAAATGAAGATGAACTAGGCACATATCAAGCCTGTGGTACGTTTGATATTCCTAGCTATGAGCCACTTGAATATAACCCTGCAAATTTTACATATACTGCACCTGCAAAACAACAGGAACAAAAGCAACAGCAACCTCCACAGCAAAAGCCTCAGATTCCACAAAAGAAAAAAGATAAAAAATTAGAAATCCCACCCTGTCCTAGTAACAAAGAGCAGAAAATCGGGGATTTTCGTAACGATAAAAAGCTGGAACGTGTTATTGCTTATGAAAGAGGGCAAAATGGGATTGAATGTATCACTTTGTATGAAGACGTACCGTTTATCTCTCAATACATTCCAAGTTTTAAGCAGTTTACTGGGGTTTTTAGTCTTGCTTTGGTCGGCTGTTCTGCTCCGATCATTCTTAATTTAGTAAAACCAATAGTTAAAAACGTGATAAAGAAACTGACAAATAAGAAAAAAGATGTAGAATAGTACATAAGCAACCAGACCTGATAAAGAGTAGATTAAGTTCTACCTCCTCACTGTCAGAGCGTCAGTTGCTTACTTAGCAAAAGTGTTTTTGAGATTGCCTTTTGCTTATAAATTAGTAGGTAGACTAATTGGAAGGGGTCTATCTACTTTTTTATTTTTAAGGTAGAATGTTCATCCGTAGATAAGTTTAATATTCGTGACTTGTCTACTTTAATTTTTTGTATATAATATATATTACAAGTCTATAATTCGGTCACTTCACTAGGTTGATCTCCCCCAGACCTCTTAGTTGTGTCTTTTATAGACAAGGGGGTAACTTAGCAACAGGCCCTACATATCCTCCTGTTAAATCAGGATGTGAGTTTCTGATGGATCGTTCTGTTGTTTTTATTAGATCGGAGTTGTTACGCCTAGAGAAATACTAGGTTAGCCAACCTCTCTCTGATGCGGACTGAACAGCTTAGGCAACTGTTCGGGAGC